TGACATTTGAATCTTCGGGAAATAACTTTCCTTCAGAACATCAAGTTTGTCTCGGAAGGACTCTTCATCACTAAATTCAACATCTTTTGTCAAGTCTTTGAACTTTTCAATCTCTGTGTCGGCTAAATCTTCAGAAACTTCAGAAATAACCTGTTCACGAACTAGAGTATTTTTAGAGTTATTAAGGTCAACATTCTTTTGGATTGTTTCGTTCAACTTGTCTTCTAGCTCGGAAATCTTATCTGACTGAGCTTCCAGAACGTCATACTTTTCGTCTGGAACATCAATATAATGATCTTCAAATAATTGTTTCAGCCCAGAGATGAAGTCTTCTGCGATCTCGCCTTTAAGTCCACGCTCGATAGCCAACTCGTTCTCTTTCATCCATTCATCAACGACATAGTTAAGATATGTATTTACTTTTTCTGTAAGACCTTCAACCTGTTCTGATAATTTTACATCAAACTCAGAAGTCAGACTGTCATGAATACGAGTAATCTCTTCACGGGTCTTTGATTTAACTGCAGCTTCAAAAATTATTGCAGCCTTTTCTTTAAACTCTTCAGAAAGTTCTTCACCTTCCGTAAGGGCTGCAACATCTTCCTTGACACTAATCGATTTAATTTTTTCTTCGATGTCTGCCTTTGCGTCTTCAAGTTTCTTCAACTCTTCTTCAGACTTTGCATTTTCTGCTTCAGCCAATTTAGACTGATGTGCTGCAAGCATTTCATCGATTTCAGATTTTTTCATTTTACCAATCTGTTCAAGTGTCTGTGCCTTAGTTAACTTTTTGGCCTCAGAAACAACTTCTTGGTCATCTTCTGGTTCTACATCATCCCCAGCAGCCAACTTTTGAGGGGCATCTGCTTTACCAGCACCCTTCTGTTGATCATCACCAGAAACTTCATCAGCAGAATCAGCTGCTTTTTTACCGATTGCTTTCTCTTTCCGATCTTCATCAGCACCCTTTTCTACTTTTGCTTCGGGTTTTGCACCGCCAAGATCTTCTGTTTCGCCTGTACCTTCACCGGCTTCTTTTTTATCAGCACCAGCAACATTAGGAGCAGGATCTTTAACTTTTGACAAAGATTTTCCTGCATCTTTCGGTTCTACATCGGTTGATGCTTCTTCGAGCTCAGCAAGGACTTCCGCTTCCAGCTCTTCAATTGTTTGTTCTAATTCTGACATAGGGTGTCTCCTTACCTAAGTAATTCGTATTATATATTTATAAGATTAAAGTCTTTTAAGAAACTTTGCAAACGCTAAAGCCGCTTTGTTTGCGTTTCTATTGCGTTGTTTTGTGTTAAATTCATTCTTCATTTCTACCATTTCCGCTTCCAGAAGGGCTCCGTTATCCCAAACCCATTCTTTTCCTTCCATAATACCTTCTACAAAGGCGTTTGGTGCGGAAGGATCAGCAACAATATCTGCCGCTGTTGCGAGATAAAAGTCATCACGAACATAATTTGCACCATTTTGTTTGGTTAAACTGCCCATTCCTCTGGAAGAAACTCCCAATTTACACCCCTCATCCATGAGATTTTTTACAATTTTGCCCATAGGAGTGTCCATAATTTTTGCTTCACCCAGAAAATTCTTACCATCTGGGGTTAAACTGGTAGTAATATGGGAAACTCTTTCAAGATTTACTGTTGGGCCGTCTGGATGGCCGAGTTCACCAAAGGCTCTCTTTTGTTGAATAAAATTCTTGTTATATTTACTAACTTCTTTCTGCAAAACTTCCATAGGATAAACACGACCATTACGGTTCTTCACATCTGCTTGCATGAATATACCTTTAATTTTATACTGTTTTTCACCGTTTTTTTCTTCGGTAATATATTCAACATCTTCGACTGTTTCTGATATTAACTTCATATACCTATCCCTTATGGTTGATTACCAATTGCAGTACAACTCATTGCAGCACCACAAGCAATTGTATCTCCTGGCTTTTTATCTATAATTATTACATCATTCTGAATTAATACTACCGTACCAGCAAAAGTATTTGTGGCCGTTATTGTATGATTTTCAGAAGTTCCTCCATCAGTTAAAGTTATAACAGTTCCTTTTATAGCATTAGCAAAAGTTGTTGACAGATTTACTGTATTTGCATTTACTTTATATACAAAATAATTTGCCCCTGATGTTAATTCTGGTATTGCATCTGCGCCTGCATAAGTAACTTCATCCCCTGTAATAAAACCATGAGAAGATATAGTAATAGCTGCACCAGCTACAGCACTTACTGCATTAAATGTTCCTAACGTAGCGGCAATAGTAACTGTACCAGCGTTAGTTGCACCGACCCTAATTCTAGTAGCTCTGCTTAAATCGGTTGCTGTAGTAACAGCTGAAGCACTTCCCGTTAAAATCATATCTCAAACTCCTATATTGCTAACATTTCTTTTTCAAAATATGACAATAATTCCTTTTCAGGAACTCTGTATTTTTTTGATACATCACTAATAGTTTTCTCGAAACTATTTAGGAAATCTGAAGGTTTAGTGTCCATTTTTTTAAAAATTTCATCTACAGCATCCTTCATTTTCGGAGAAAGTTTCTTATATTGTTTAGATTTTTTGTGTTCATCCCGCTCAACAACAGTTGACTCGTAGACTTGTTCAATCCGTTTCATCTGTAGTTGTTTCCTGTGGCTCAGTATTTACAAAAACTTTTGCAAGTTCTCTACGTTTTATCTCTAAAGCATCACCAACCTTACCACTTATTGCAGTTGAAAACTGTTTCTCCGCTTCAAGATTCTCTCCTGATATAATTGCATCTACAATTTCTTTACTCATTTTCTCTTTCCTTTCTTCAAACCGTTTTTAGCAATAAAACTTTTATCTTCCACTTCCTCTTCTTCTTTATTACCATTACCACCATTTTCTCCAGGCGGAGCTTCACCATCATATTTTGCAACATCATCAGCACCAATCGCTGCACCAGCGGCATCTTGTGGATAACGTGTAATACCATCCCCGGCATCAGGCAGTGAAATTCCACCATCCATTGGATCAGTATCGAGTTCTTTCGCAATTTGATCACGCATCTCAATAACTTCAGCATCTGTAAATCGCAGAACTTTCTTTAACACATACTCCTTACTAAAGAATGTACCAATATAAGACTGTATACTGTCAAGTGCTTGAAGTTTATCTTCAAGCAACTCTGCTTCCTTTAACTCTGCAAAGTGTCCGTCCTCCATAAAGTCATACTGGATATGTTCTTGCATCCTCGGCCAATCCTCTGGAGAAATTATTCCTTTAAGGAGAAGGTTGGTTTTGAGAACGTCAGTGAATATGGGTGTGAACTTTTTCCGAATCCGTTGTACGAATTTAGTAAATTTAAGTTCATCTCTGGTAATTTCTGTAGCTCGGCCGAGGGAGAAGCTTTGTTCAGCTTCAAGTCTTGAAATCGGCACGTTAAGTGAACGGTATAGTTTCCGTTGGAAATATACGATATCATCTATCTCTCCAAGATTAGAGCCGCCAGGAAGGGTTGAAATCTCTGTTCCTCGGCCACCCTCTCTTCGTGGAAGCCAGAAATCTTCTAACATACTCATGTGGTTTCTATCGTCACGAATCTCACCAGTGCTTGCATCGTATACCAACTTATTGCGATACCGATCCATAACATTTTTTAGATATTGTTCTGCTTTTATTTTGGGAAGATTACCAACGTCAATATAGAATATTCTACGTTCTGGCGCTCGAGATATACGGTATATAACAATCGCATCCTCAATCATACGCAACTGATTAACTGGTTTGATTGCCTTATGAAGATATGAAAGAACTCTACCAGAATTACCATCAAGTAAACCAGAAGGAACATATACAATTGCATCAGATGATATTCTAATGCCCTGGTCAGTACCATGAACCCCTGCTCCAGCAAATCCTTTATCGTTGTAGATAAAGTATTCCTCTACTTTAGAGATCATTTCTATACCCTGATTTTTAACATCAGGTTCTTTTTGAGTTTCTCTAACTTTCCGAATTTTGGTAGGATCAATAAGTCTTAACTGTGTAACACCCCTTTGCGGGTCTTTAGAATCAATAACTTTGTGATAGTAGATTCTTCCATCTATATACCATCTACGAAAGATGTCATGGCCTTTTTCATTAAAATTAAGAAGTCTCAGAACTTCATCAAATTCGTTTCTGATTCTTCTTTTAATTTTTTCTGAATATGGGATATTAATTAGATCAATTTGGACTGCAACATCATTAAGATTAGAAATAATACCTTCATTAACGATATCCTCAATTGCTGCATCACACTCGGCCTGCATTGCGATATCTCTATATTTTCTGATAAAATCAAGGTCAGATCGTTCTCTTCCATCCGTATCTAAAACAGATGAAAAGAAACCGCCACCAGCGATCTCAATTGCGCCATCATCAGGAGTGGGATCCGTGAAAGTTTTTTCACGGGGGCCCATATCCTTTTGTGCTTTTTGTATTGTAAAGCCAAATAATTGTGCCATTCTAAAATGTCTCCTACCGACTATTTAGTAGGGTTTAGATTAGAAGCTGAAGTTTATTGAACAACTATTGGACTCCACCTATGTCCGCCGTTCCGCCGGCACTTACTCCAGAAGCTTCAAAGTGTTGATATCTCCAAGTAACCTCAAATTCTTCAAGTGCATTTGCAGTCTCATGACTTAATTCAATTGCACCCAAACTTTGTGGCCATAATCCTCTAAAGATATATGTTTTTAACACAGTATCATCCCTATCGAGTTGTTCTACAGTTGCGTCTGTCTGATAATCAGAAACATCAGTAACACCTGTATTTTCTGCAAGGTCATTAATACCATTCATCCAGTTTTCAATTCCAGTTCGAACCATAAAGTCTGTATCATTCATAACTGTAGTTGTCCACTCATCAGCAAATTCCCGATCCCCAGCAATATAAATTTTACG